TAGCGAGACAGTAAAGCCTATAATCATAGAAATTGTTTTTATAGCGGAATATTTTATTTACAAGTGCCTCCCAATAGTGGAGAGATTTGTTTTGAAAACTATCATGAAACTAACTACATAAAATTAACGGCTAGTGAATATAATATACACAATAGTAGTCACCACACTATGATGCCACGTAATGGCACTATTTTATTTTTTCCAAGTATGGTCCACCATAGAATTTTAACTAATAATTCGGAAGAGGTAAGATACTCTTTAGCTTTTAATATAATGCCTAAAGGACAAGTAGGAGAGGGGGATTCTTTTTATGAATTTAACTAATTATTTTTGGTCTTTTAAATCAGCTTTAACTTCTAGATTTTGTGATGAAGTTGTTAAGCATGCTTTATCTAAAGAAGAAAGTATTGCTAGAACAGGTGGATATGACAAAAAAGATTTATCAAAAGAAGATATTAAAAATATACAAAGAAAAAGAAGATCTGATTTAGTGTGGTTAAATGATACATGGATTTATAAAGAACTACACCCGTTTGTTAATGAAGCAAATGAAAAAGCCGGATGGAACTATGAGTGGGATAGATCAGAATCATGTCAATTTACAAAGTATAAAATTAACCAATACTATGATTGGCATTCTGATAGTTGGCCTAAACCATATGAAAAAGAAGGACCTGAAAACGGTAAAATTAGAAAACTGTCTATGACTTGTCAATTAACAGATGGTTCAGAATACACAGGTGGTGAATTAGAATTTGATTTTAGAAACTATGATCCACCTTACAGAGATGAACTATCTCATGTAAGAAAAGCAACAGAGATATTGCCTAAAGGAAGTATTATTATTTTTCCTAGTTTTGTTTGGCATAGAGTTAAACCAGTAACATCAGGCACAAGATACAGTCTTGTTGTTTGGCATTTAGGAAAGCCGTTTAGATAATGAATATACAAGATACTATACTGTTTGGTTTTCCTATTATGAATACTAATATTGATAAAAAATCCTATAATAAAAAATCTATTATATCTACGATAGAGAAAAATTTTAAAATAGGTAATCAAAGAAATTCTTGGGATAAAATAAGTGTTTTACATCACGCCTTTAATGATTGGGATAATTCAAAATACCATAACGTAGATTTTAAAACATTGATTCCTATTTATAAAGAAATTCTTATAACTATGTTTAGTAAAATGGATCTTCTTTCAGACTATTATTTTAATTTTCTAATAGATAATTATACCTGCTTATCTAACTCTAATTTTATGCAATCTCATGTTCATCCTGGAGCAGATTTTACAGCAGTGCATTATATACAATTTGATAAAAAAAATCATACTCCAACTAAATTAGAAAATACTTTGCCTTATGTCGATTACATAGAACAAATAAGACCAAATTTATTTAAAATTCTTTCTCAAAAACATTCTTCAAATTCATGGGCATTTAAAGATTGGAGTCCAGATGTAAAAGAAGATGATTTTTATTTCTATCCTGCTTATCTTAAACATAAAATAGATCCACAAATTTCTAAAAATAAAAATAGAATTACAATTGTTTTAAACATTGTTCTTCTACCAAAAGAAAAAGGAAAACAATGAATAGAGACGAATTTTTTAAAACACCTATATGGTCAGAACAAAAACCAGAATTTATTAAATCTTTAAATAAAGCTAGTAATCCATATATTAAACAAGCTAGAAAAAGAGATAAAAAATTAATTCAAGCTAGTGGAGATTTTGGAAACAGTCATCATTCAACATCTTTGTTACACGATAATAATTTTTTAGATTTTAGAAATTATATTGGAGAGAAGTCGTGGGAATTTTTAGATCATCATGGTTATGATATGAAACAGTATGAAACTATGTTTTCTGAAATGTGGGTTCAAGAATTTTCTAAAAAAGGAGGAGGCCATCATTCAGCACATATACATTGGAATCAACACGTATCAGGTTTTTATTTTTTAAAGTGTAGTGATAAAACATCAATACCAGTATTTCACGAACCAAAGACCGGTGCAAGATGTACAAAATTAAAAATGAAACCTAACTTAAAAGGTGTTTCTAATGGTGATGAATTAGTTCATTATAAACCTCAACCAGGAACTTTACTTATTTTTCCTGGATATTTAGAACATGAATATACAGTTGATCATGGTCTAGAACCTTTTCGATTTATACATTGGAATCTTTTAGCCGTTCCAAAGGAAGCAATTAAACATGTTTAAAGTTGTTAACAATTTTTTAAATAAAGACTATTTTTCTCAAATAGATAAAATTTTAATTTCTCCTCATTTTGCTTGGTATGCAACAAATGGAATTGCTGAAGATTATGACGGTGGTTTTTTCTTAGTACACATTCTTTACATTGACGGAAAAATAAATAGTGATTTTTTTAATATTATTATGCAACCTATTATTGATAAATTAAAAATAAAAAAATTAATTAGAGTTAAAATAAATTTATATCCGGCTACTTATAAAAATGAAAATCACGGATATCATGTTGATTTTCCTGAAAAACATCGAGTGGCACTTTTATATTTAAATACCAACAACGGAAAAACTTTATTTAAAAATAAATCAGTTAAGTCTATAAGGAATAAATTAATTTTATTTGATGGAAAAAAAGAACACGCTAGTACAAGCTGTACTGACAAACCCTATCGGATGACTTTAAATATTAATTATGTCGTTTAAAAAAAATAAATACGCAATTATTCGTCAAGCTATATCTAAAGATTTAGCATGCTTTATTGCTAATTATTTTTCTATGCAAAAACAAGTTTATGATACCTGTGGAAAAGCTAGATATTTTTCACCTTTTGAACAAATAATTGGATATTACGAAACTGAAAAAGATCAAATACCAGGAGCGTATGCATCTTATAGCAATATAGCTATGGAAACATTATTACTTAAATGCCAACCTAAAATAGAAAAGGCGACAGAGTTAAAATTATATCCGGCCTATAGCTATGCTAGAATTTATAGACATGGAGATGTTCTTAAAAGACACAAGGATCGATTTAGTTGTGAGATATCTACGACGATTAATCTTGGAGGAGATCCATGGGCAATCTATCTGGAGCCTTCTGGAAAAGAAGGTATGAAAGGTGTTAAAGTAGATTTAAAACCAGGAGATATGTTAGTTTATTCTGGATGTGAGTTAGAACATTGGAGAAATAAATTTAAAGGCAAAGAATGTACACAAGTATTCTTACATTATAATAATCAGAAAACACCGGGAGCTAACGATAATATGTTTGATAGGCGACCACATTTAGGACTTCCATCTTGGTTCAAACGATGATATAAATTCTATAATGGGGGCTGTATTCACCATCATACCTACAGCCTCCTTTATAGGATTTATAGAATATGCTACAAAAATTAGGATTTGCACCGGGATTTAATAAACAAGTCACAGAGACCGGGGCCGAGGGCCAATGGTTTAATGGTGACAATGTTAGATTTAGATACGGCACTCCAGAAAAAATAGGTGGTTGGGAACAATTAGGGGTCAGTAAATTAACTGGTGCCGCTAGAGCTCTTCATCATTGGGATGATAACGCAGGTGTTAAATACGCTGCTATTGGAACAAATAAAATTTTATACGTATATTCTGGTGGTACATACTATGATATACACCCCATTAGAACTACTTTAACAGGAGCTAATTTTACCAGCACATCTTCATCAACCACAGTTACGGTAACATGCACCGGGTCTCATGGATTATTAGAAGATGGTATTGTTTTATTTGATAGTGTAACAGGTTTATCTGGTTCTACTTTTACCAATGCAACTTTTGAAGATAAAAAGTTTATGGTTACTTCTGTGCCCACATCTACAACATTTACGATTACTATGGATACTCAAGAAACTGGAACTCCGTTATCAACTGCAGGGTCGGCTTCTGTCTTATGTTATTATGACGTAGGACCCTCACAACAATTAGGTGGCTTTGGTTGGGGTACAGGTCTTTGGTCAGGAACTGCATTAGGACCAGCGACTACAACACTAGCTTCTGGTATTAATGACGCTGTAACTGATATTCCTTTAACCAGCTCTGCTGCTTTTCCTTCTACTGGAGAAATTAGAATTGGATCAGAAGATATAAGTTTTACAGCTAATAACACCACAACTAATATTTTAAGTGGTGGTGCAAGAGAAGTTAATGGTACAACAAAAGCATCACATAGTGGAGGAGATACAGTAACAAACATATCTGACTTTGTAGGTTGGGGTGAAGCATCTTCTTCTGACTTTACGATTGACCCAGGACTATGGATATTAGATAACTATGGTACAAAATTAATTGCGCTTATATATAATGGCGCTTGTTTTGAATGGGATGCAGCAGCAGCCGGGTCTACTAGCACAAGAGCCACTCTTTTACCAAATGCACCAACTGCATCAAGACATGTATTAGTATCTACACCCGACAGACACTTAGTATTTTTTGGTACAGAAACAACTGTAGGAAGTGCTAGCACTCAAGACGATATGTTTATTAGATTCTCTTCTCAAGAAAGTATTGATCAAACAAATTCATACACAGTCAGAGCTGACAATACCGCAGGTACTCAAAGACTTGCTGATGGTTCAAGAATTATGGGAGCTATCAAAGGTAGGGATGCTATTTATGTATGGACCGATACTGCATTATTTCTTATGAAGTTTGTAGGTCAGCCGTTTACTTTCTCTTTTGAACAGGTTGGTACTAACTGTGGATTACTTGGTAAAAATGCCTGTGTGGAAGTTGATGGTTCTGCATATTGGATGTCAGAAAATGGATTCTTTACATATGATGGTCAATTAAAATCAATGCCTTGTTTAGTTGAAGACGCTGTTTATGATGATATAAATACTACATCAAGAGATCTTATTAATGCAGGACTAAATAATCTATTTGGAGAAATAAGCTGGTTTTATTGCACAACAAACTCTAATCAAATTAACAGGGTAGTTACATACAATTATCTAGACTCAACAACCAAAAGACCTATATGGACAACAGGCACTTTACCTAGAGCAGCATGGCAAGACTCTGCTGTATTCGAACGACCTCATGCTACCTACTATGATCCTAGCAGCAACAGCTCTTATGATGTTACTGGTAATACAGACGGATGTACTGTATACTATCAACAGGAAACAGGGACCGATCAAGTAGATGCTGGTGGTGTTATTACTGCTGTTATTGCTAGTATTACTTCTGGTGATTTTGACATTACGCAAAGAAGAAGCAGTACTGGACAAACTGTAGGTATGCCAGATTTAAGAGGAGATGGTGAGTTTATTATGAGAATACAAAGATTTATACCAGATTTTATTTCACAAACAGGTAATACTAGAGTTAGTTTTGTAACAAGAAATTATCCAAATAGTTCTGCAACTACAACAAA